AGGCGAGGGTGTTGGCGGCACGGCGGCGGAGCGGTCCGTTGGACTGGTAATCGGCGGCGATGAACTCAGCGGCCATCTCGATACGGTCGCCTACGGTAAGAGCCCACTGACGCCGGCGAGTGACCGAGAACTGCTGATTGACGATGCGAAGGCCGCCAGCCCCGCCGCGCGTGGTCATGAAGGGCTCGGAAGGGGTGAAGTCGAAACCGCCCCGGGTTTTGAAGCTAATCGACACGGGAGCGCGCCCGATGGCAGCTGACGTGTTCAACCATTCCAATCTCTCCTGTGTGACGAGCATCCACAGTGGAGCGCATCCCGCCCGGGGCGTCCAGTTCGCGGGCGGGATGCACCTTTTCAGACACGCGGCGCCCGATGGCTTCTGGCCTGAGACAAGCCCGCCTGTAGAGCGGCCGGTGGTGGCTAGTACCCACATGCCGGCGGTCGCAGGACGCCAGCGCGCCGGCCGCTCGTATCGTTTCCGTTCCGCTCTCGCCCCTTTCCATGCGCCCAGATTGGGCCGGGTGCGACGAGTTGTCACCGGAACAAGCCCCCAGCACATAACCGGAACATCACTATGAACCCCCGCGAACATGCCCGCCTTGCCCGGCTCCTGATCGACGCCTGCAACGGCCTGGACGAAGCCGCCGCCGCCTGCCGGGTCAGCAAGTCCAAGCTGTCGGACTATCAGAACCCGCATTCGGCCCTGTTCATGCCGGCGGACGTCATGTGCGACCTGGAGCGCTATTGCGGCCGGGCGATCTACAGCGCCGCCATCTTCGACCGGGTTCAGCCCGGGATCGTCAGCGAAGATCTTGAAGCCGTCACCTGCGACCTGACCGAGGCCGGGGCTGAACTGCAGCGGCTGACACGGCGGGCCCTGGCTGACCGGCGCCTGACCCCGCGCGAGATCGACGAACTGGCCAAGGCCGAAGACCAGGTTGTCCAGGTGCTGGGCCGGGTTCGCGGCGCCCGGGAAGCTGCCGAGAAGGTCACCACCTAGTCCGGCCACCGAGACGGGCAGGGCCGGCCCCATCGGCTCGATTGAAGAGGAGGCCGCCATGGCCCGCAAATCCAACACCGCCGGCGCCGGCCATAACAGCGACGTCCTGACCGAGGACGAAATCGCCGCGCTGCAGCTCTGGTTCTCGAACCGTATCCGCGCCGCCCGCAAGGAGGCCGAGGTCGCCAAGGCCGCCTATGACGTCAAGCGGGAAGCCGTGAATGGGTTCTTTTCGCAGGCCCGCGGCGAACTGAAGATGACCCGCAAGGAGTTCGAGGAAGTCCTGGCTTTGCAGGATCTGACGGAAGCCGAGTTCCTGCACCACGAGACCAAGCGTCAGGCCCGGATGCGCTTTCAGGGCCTGCCGGTCGGGGAGCAGATCGAACTGCCCCTGGGCGATACGGCTGACGACCTGGCCAGGGCCCGGGCTGATGGATACCGCGCCGGGATGCGGGGCGATGACGGTGTCGCGCCCGATCATGTCTCGCCGGTCTGTCTGCAGGACTGGCTGGGCGGCTGGTCCGATGGTCAGGCCAAGCTGGCCGAGGGGCTGGGCAAGGCGGCCGCCATCATGGAGGCCCGCAAGCCCAAGTCGGTCGAGCTGCAGGCCGATGATGAAGGCGAGGCTGACCCCGACGAGATCGAGGACGGCCTGGACGATGAGGCCCGCCGGCTGAAGCGCGCTGGCTGGGCAGATCGTCCGACCGGCGACGAAACCAGCTTCGGCGAAGCTGCCTGATCATGGATCCGCTGGTCTTCTCCATGTCGGGAACACCACGCTCGAAAGGGCGGCCCCGGGCTACGGTCCGGGGCTCGTTCGCGACCGTCTATACAGACGCAGAAACCAGGAAGTACGAGGCCAGCGTCGGCAAGATCGGCAAGGCCGCGATGTCCGGCCGCCAGCCTTTCACCGGTGCCCTTTCGGTCTCCCTTCGTTTCCGGTTCGCGCCCGCCAAGAGCCTCTCCAAGCGCGCCCGGGCGGCGCTGCTGTCAGGCGAGGCCCCCTTCATTGGCACTAAGGACGTCGACAACCTGGCCAAGGCCGTCCTCGACGGTCTGAACGCCGTCTGCTTCGTCGACGACCGCCAGATTACCCGGCTCTTTGTGACCAAGACTGCAGCCGAAAAGCCCGGCGTCGATGTCCGGATCGAGCCCCTGGAACCCCAGCTGGAGGCCGCATGAGCATCCATCAAACCAAGTGGACGCCGGAGATGCGAGACCAGGCCATCGCGGACTGGAAGCGCGGTCTAAGCGCGGAGCAGATTTCGCGGAAGATGAAAACTGTCAGCCGGTCCGCCGTGCTCGGTTTCATCACCCGCCAGGGCCTTCAGCGCCGCTCGCCAGCCGCCGGAAAGATCGCCGCCCGGATCAATGCGCCAAAAGCAGCCCCTCGGCCCGTGCCGATCGTCAATCAAAGCGCGCCGAACGTGCCGTTGCCGCCCTCGCCGCCAGCGCCATTGCACTGCGAGCCAGCGCCGCTGGAAGCGCTGAAAGGTCATCAATGTCGCTGGCCAATGGGTGAGCGAATGGCGGTGGCCGAGCTGTTCTGTGGCGCCATGAAAGAGCGCGGAAGCTACTGCGGGTTTCACGCCGGGCTGGCGTACAGCCGGCTTCCCAACGGCCAGAAGCCGGATGCCAAGACCTATGAGCGGGACATGAGGCGGTACGCATGAGCCGCCCCCTCATCACCATGGTCAGCGAGGCCATAGACGCCGAACTGATCCGCCAGAACCCGGAGGCCTTTCGCGCGCTGAACCTGGACGGCGAGCGGCTGGCTCTGGCTGCGATCAAGGCCGTTGCCGCTTGGCTCGACCTGCCAGGGCGGTATCGCATGGCGGCGATTGGCCTGCGTGAAGCCCTGAAGAGGGCAGGCGGATGAACCGGCGCGAGGCCTCCGTCATCGACCGGCTTGACCTGAAGCGGGGCCAGCGCGGCGCCGTCCGCAAGGCCCGCATGGTGACCCACGCCCGCGAGGTCGCCGTCGAGCTGGCCACCGACCTGGAGCCGATCACCGAAGCCGAAGATCGCATAATGCGCCTCAAGGCCAAGTTGACGGCCACGGCCATCGCGTTGAAAGGCGAGATCGGCCCGGCCTCGCTGCTGGCCTTCATGGGCGCGATCGCGGGCACTCAGGCCGACGAACTGCGGAGGGCCAAGTGACGCCCATCCAGATCGCCAGAGCCCGCCGCGACAAGGACGCCAACGCCATGACCGAGCGCGAACTGGCGACGGCCCGGCTGTGTAACTTCCTGACGTCATTCGCAGACGAGCACGGCCTGCCAGCGGCTATGGCTGCGCTCGACCAGGCACGGGCCGAACTGGCCAAGCGACGGTCACATGAGGCCAAAGAGGCGGGGTGGATCGTCTGATGGCCTATGACCTCAAACCCGACCCTGCGGCCCTGATCGTCCTGCCCGCCAACATCGAAGCCGAACAGGCCCTGATCGGGGCCGTCATGTACGACAACGCGGCCATGGAGGGCGCCGAGGGAGTCAACCGTAGCCACTTCCACGAGCCCCTGCATGGCAAGCTCTGGGAGGCCATGACCCGCAAGATTGCGGCCGGCATGCTGGCCGAACCTGTAACGCTGGCGGATGAGTTCCGGGCGGATGACGCCCTCATCGGACTAGGCGGAGTCGTCTATCTGGCCGACCTGATCGACCGAGCCCCGCCGGCGCGTGTGACGCCTTCGCTGGCCGCTACGGTGGTCGATGTGGCCTTGGCCCGCTCGTTGGCTCTCATGGCGCGGGAAATCGAGGCTACGGCCCTTTCCGGCGAGACTGGAGCAAACACCCTGGAGGCTGCAGAGAAGGCCCTGCATGGCCTCGCTGAAGCCGGGGAGGCACAGAGGGGCTTCGTTCCCCTGTCGTCCGCCCTGGACGGCGCTCTGCTGCTGGCCGAGGCGGCCTATCACCGGCAGGGAGGACTCGCCGGCATCTCCACCGGGCTGATCGACCTGGACCAACGACTGGGCGGCCTGGCTCCCTCCGATCTGGTGATCCTCGCGGGCCGTCCTTCGATGGGCAAAACCGCCCTGGCAACGAACATCGCTTTCAATGCCGCGCGAGCCGGCGTGAAGGTCGGCTTCTTCAGCCTGGAAATGTCTGGCGATCAGTTGGGCCTTCGCATCCTGGCCGATGTCGCCGGGATTTCATCGGATCGCATCCGCAAGGGCCGGATCGACATGCACGAATACGCGGCCTTGAGGGACGCCCGGGAGGAAATCGCCAACCTGCCCCTGCAGATCGACGAGACCGGAGCCATCAGCCTGGCCAGACTTACCGCGCGCGCTCGCCGGCTGCAGCGCAAGCACGGCCTTGACCTGATCATCGTCGACTATCTGCAGCTGATCACCATGGGCGGAAAGTCCGACAACCGGACCGTCGAGGTCGGCGCCATAGCGGCAGGACTGAAGGCCCTGGCCAAGGACCTGAAAGTCCCGGTCCTGGCCCTGTCGCAGCTCTCCCGTCAGGTCGAGAGCCGCCCGGACAAGCGGCCCCAGCTGGCCGACCTGCGGGAGTCCGGATCCATCGAGCAGGACGCCGATGTCGTCATGTTCGTCTACCGCGAAAGCTACTATCTCGCCCGTACTGAACCGGAAGCCCTCGACCAGGGCCGACACCTCGAATGGACCGACAAG